TTCAAGAACTTCCCTTCCTCGATGCGGACGTTTCTGTAAACGCCGCCCAAGTCCCGGACGCTCCTGTTGGATCCCTCATCTGCTTTGGGGTGATCTATGTACATCTTGGCTCCCTCGTAGCGGGCGACTGCCTCGTTGAGTGCCTTCTTCGTGTAGAATGTTTTGTTCCGGGACACCTTCTCTCCCGTCAACAAAACGACCCCCCCTATCACTCCGCCCTCTTTGTCGAGAGCGGCTCCTCCGACCGATTCGGCCAGGTCGGATTCAAATTCGAATTTGCGGTAGCCGTTTTTTTTCATTTCGTACTCCTCCTTGAGTATTGCGTTGGCGGCTTTGAAGGCTTGCTCCTCCGAGCCGGTTTTTTTGTGAACGTCATTCCATATCGCTTGCCATCGGCGCTGTTTGGCCATCGGATAAACCTTCACCGCGGCAGGCAGACTCTGAATTGTCGGATAAGGCATCAGGTATTCCTCCTGTTCATGCCGCCTTCTTCTGCTCGTCAACCAGGTAGTTCTCGTCAATGATGTCGACGTCGTAGCACATGCAGTTCGGGTGATACGGGAATCCGCCCGAGTCCACCAGTTCCTCGAATTCGGCCACGCTCATCCGCGTGCCGTCTTCCCCTTCGCAGTACGCGCAATGGTTGCCGGCGATCGAGAGCCGGATCTCCTTGCCCACCACCCAGGGTTTGTTCTTCGCAAATTGCGCCGACGCCTTCACGTAGGCCCGGTTGGTCTCGGTCCGCGCCACCCTCATGGCGTTCTTAAATGGTGTTTTATAAATGCCTGTCCCGCCGGTCGTCTCAACGGATACGGCGAGCTTCTCCGGGCTCGTGTACTTCTTGATGTTCGAGGCGATCCGGGCCGAGGATTTGCCCTGCATGATGGACGAGGCCACTTCCCGCCGCATGGTTTGTTCCATGGCCTGGGTGATGTCCCATATCCGAAGGCTCGGGTTCTGCCCGGTGATGTTCTTCTTGAGGACGTTCTTCAGCACCCGCCGCTGCGCCGCCCGCCATTTGATGGCGCCGAGCGTTGGCTTCGGATCCGCCGAGGCGAGCTTCTTCGTGATGGCCACCTTGAACGGCCGGTCCTTCGCCTTCAAAATCTCTTTGCCCTGGAGGGCTTTGTCCACAGCGTCTTCCTCCGCGGCCTCGATCAATTCGATCAGGATGCTCTCCTTAATTTTTTTCTCTTTGAAGATGGATTGGTACGCCCGGCCCTTGGCCTTGAGCGCCTCCCGCGGGGTCTCCCGCACCATCCGCCCGATCAGGGTCCGAAGCTGTCCCCGGAATTCCGTCATCTCCTGCCGGATTTTATTGGTGATCATGGGGATGTTGGCAGGCTTGTCACCGTGCTTTTCGATATAAGCGCCCAAATTTGCGCTCAGAGCGGCGAATAGGGCCTTCATGGCATCTTCCCCCTCCCGCATTTTTTGAAGCCACACAAGGCGATTGCGGCGGTTCTTGCGGGCCAGGTCCCCTTTGAATTTCTCCTCCGGCGTCCGCTCGGTGGCGCTCGCCACGGCCAGGGCGGCATTCACGTCCCCGGCCTGCGCCAGGTCCCGGATCTTCGGGAACAAGGGCGACTGGAGAATGAGCGGGAACCGGTTCAGGACCCGCTTGAGCTCCGGTGTGAATTCCGTCCCCCGGTTGTTTTTCGGCAACCGGGTCGGTTTGAATTTGGTGGCTTCAGATATCAGATTCACGCGCCGCCATCTCCGCCTTGATTTCATCGATGAGCCCTGGCAGCCGGGATACCACGGCCATTTTCACTTCCATGGATGCCGTGTTTAAAATCTCCCCGAGCTTGATATCCAGGTCCCAATGCTTTTGTCTTAAATCATTGAGTTCGTTGTGGGACGCCTGCCCCAGTTTTGCTACCGCCATTTTGTCCTCCTTGTGGTGCTTGGTTGCCAATCGGTGCTTTGCTTCCGTTGCCGTTCCCTCCGGCTTTGGCGTTCATCATGTTGACGATGTCCTGCGCGTTGTTCTTCGCCAGAAGCTCCTTCCGCTCGTCGTCGGTCAGGTTGCTGATCACGTCGTTGATCTCGGCGTCCATCGCGCCGTCGTCTTCGTGTTCCTTCTCTTGCTTGGACTTGATCCCGAGGAGCGGGTTGCCGACCTTCTCGGCCTCATCCTCGATGGTCTTTTGCTTCCGGACTTCTTCTGTGAAATCCCATCCAAGAGCAGAGGACGCAGTCTGATCCGAAACCCATCCGGCCGTCCGCGCCAGTTGGAGGGATTCCGTGAATGCCTTCGGGTCCCGATGTATGATCTCGGGCCATTGCATATCGCATCCGAAGAAGATTTCAGATGGTGTCTCCAGTTTGCCGTTCGGCATTAAGGTTTTAAGTTCCTTCTCTTTTGGAGACTCTTTTTCTTCGTCGTCTTCCATCTCCTGCTCTTGGAGGTCGTTTACTCTCTTCAAACGGCGCAGAAATTCTTTGTCGTCCGGTGATTCGAGGAGGCCGCCCGCCACCGCGTGTTCCATGACCTTGCGGTACAATTTCTTCAGCCAGAACTCCATGAACATCTGCCAGTACGCCACGCTCTTCACGAAGGGCGCCTCCGCCACCAGGCTCGAGGCGTAGTTGGCGTTCGAGGCATCTCCGGTTATGGCGTATTCCGGCATGTTGAGGCCGGCGGCGATGTTGAGCTTCATCTCCCGCCCGTCGTCCTTAACGTCCGAGGCGTTAATGTTCGGGCTTTGCATCTGGTAGTCGACGCCGGGGTTGGCCACGACCACGCTTCCGCCCCTAATCTGTTCCTTCTTGTTATCCCCGGTCCGTTGGTTGGCCGCGCTGCCGAGGGTCTGGCTCATCTGGGTGACCTGCGCCGGCGTGCCGGTGACCTTCTTGATCATCACGATGGCTGTTCGCATCTTGTTCAGGAGGATGCGGTTCTCGAGCCAGATGTTGTATTGCTTGAGCATTTTCATGATGGGCTGCATGAAGGTCTCGCCGCGCTTCTGATCGGAGTCGGCGAAGATCTTGATGTGGAGCATCTCCTCCGCGGGGACGTCGTAGAATTCGTTTGAGTCCGAGTTGCTCATGACCCAGTAGCGGATGACGCGCTCCACGTCGTTCGCGTCGTGCTCGATGCCGCTCTTTGTGGTGGTGCCGTTGAAGTTGGCCGGCGCCTGCCGCCCGTCGCCGCCTGGGTTGCGCACCAGGAGCGGGTCAATGAACCGGATCGTTGTCTTGCCGGTGGACTTGCCGTCGTCGTCCTTGTCGTAGAACCGAATGAAAACTTCTCCGTCCCGGAAGAGGCGCCAGATGATTTCGAATTGTTTGAGCTCCATCTTGTTGCGGTCGCAGGTCCAAAAATCCCGCCACACCCACCATACCATCGGGTCTTCGCTCTTCGGGGAGATGGAGACGCCTTGCCCCATGATGTAGTTGACCATGGTCTGGATAGCCGGCCGGCCCATCGGGTCCCACCGGTAAAAATCGCGAGCCTTCCGGAGCATCTCGAGTTGGTTCGGTTGAAGGTGGCCCTTCTCACGGTCGCTCACTTGGTCCATGCGGGTCCATCCGCCATCGCCCGGCCGCTCGGTCACGATGTCCGCGGTCTCCTGGATCATCTTGGAGATCGCCTCGGCCTCCTGAATTCGTACTTCGTACGCCCTCTTCTTGGCTTCAAAAAATTTCGATATTGCGCCGATCATGAAAACCCTCCCGCGGTTTGAATTTCGTCTGTGCCGATCCACCCGATGTCGTCCTCAACCACTGGCTGATTGAGGCCGTGCAGCCACGTCAGGGCCTGGGTCATGGCGTCGACTTGGTCGTTGGTCTCGCCCGTCGCCCCTTTGAATGCCGCGCACTCCTCCACGAAATCATGGACCCAGTCCGCGATCGACGGGTCGGGGATGTGGACGTTGCCGGCTTCGATGAAAGGCGCCACGGCCTGCGCCCGGCTGATCTTGGCGCCCATCGGCTTGATGGGGATGAGGCCGGGGATCCGGGCTTGCAGCTGTGAAATGATGGCCGGCCCGTTGGCCGCGTCCTCCACGAGGATGCCGGTCGCCTCGGGATGTTTGCCAGCCAGGTTCAACATGGCCGGAACGCATTCGGCGAAGTCCACCCGCTGCCGCCATTGGTCGATCAAATAAAAATTGGCTCCGCGCTTCTTCCAGACTTGCCCGACGACGTAGCTTCCCTGCTTGGTCTCTTTGAAGCTCATGTCCCAGGATTGGATGGTGATGTCGGCGCCCTCCGGCCGCGCGTTCCAATGCTTCCACCAGATGCGCTTCAGGATGTTGCCTTCTTCGGAGGTTGGGTTCTGTTGGCATTGAGCGACGAAGGTCCGCGTGCCCATGGCCTGCTTCATCTCCTCGACTTCCTTCGGTCCGACGCGCTTTGAGTTGAGCAGGTCGCCCTGATCCCGGATGACTTCCCGGCCGCTGAGCGGGAAGATGACCTTCGTCGGCTTATCGGCGACCATGGGGAGGTTGAGGTGTGTCCATCCCGATTCGTTTTTCAGGACGTGGCCGGAGAGGTCTTTGAAATGAGTTCGTTGTTCGACGATGACCCGCGCTCCGGTCTTGGGGTTGTCGAGGCGGGAGGAGAGCACGTTTTTGTGCATGCTGATCGTGTGGGCTCTGGCGGCCTCTGATTCCGCTTCTTGTGGATTCAGCATGTCGTCCTCCACCACGACGTCCCCGCCCTTGCCGGTTATCGTTCCGCCCACCGACGTCGTTATCATGTGGCCGCGGGCTGTGTTCTGGTATTCCTGCTTCTGGTTTTGGTCCTCGGCTAATCGCACCACATTCCCCCAATGCTTCTTGAACCAGTCGGACTCGATGATGTTGCGGCGGTCCACCGAGTGCTTAATCGAAAGGCTCGCTGAATAACTGCAGAAAACGAAGCGCTGATAGGGCTTCTGGGTCCAGGACCATACGGGCCATAAGACGGTGACGATGTTTGATTTGCCGAAGCGGGGCGGGATGTTGATCAGGAGTTTTTGGATTTTGCCTTCTGTGACGAGCTGAAGGTGTTCGCAGATGGAGTCGAT